CGCGCTTAACTCCACTTGGTGAGAATAATCTCTCCACCGGGTTTTATACCGGAAAATCCTTGATTAAATCCAAGGACCTAGATCGTACCACTGAATAATGCCACTAAAACAGCATTCGAGACGTAAACGGTGAGTGGGGGTGTTGTTACACCCTTGAAACTCAAGGTCCGCTCGATTACTGAATCCTCCATCACTGGAGGGAAGTGACATTGGGCTTAGCTGAACGACCCGCGCTGGGTAGTTCGTTGGCATCGACCACAGTCTGGCTAAGAAATAGCCAGGTTTATCGTCGTAGACAAAGTCTACTTGCGTTATCAAGTTCTTCACTAGATAACCCTCGCGAAAGGGCCATTTTCGTGTAGAAGCTCTAGCAGGAGTGGCTTCATCAAAATTTCCGATGAATCCACCATCTCCTAATGTCTCGGGTATACGAAGCCGAAGTTGCTTCGGGACCTTCGCCATTAGAAAATCGAATGCTTCCTTAAATCTCAAATCACAGGCAATCTCATACTTTCGCCTGTGAGCAAGACGCCGGATAGTATTCGCTGCACGGAAAACCGTCAACGCGGACGAAAGCCTACTTTTAAGATAGGCCGGTTTGATGTCAACTCCCCGATACCAATGGGCACCACAGCTTTCACGAAACCAAGTCTCTTTATAAGTCTTGGTCTCGTTTATTTGAAAGCCATAGTAATCCATCAGGTCGGAGAAGAGCTTGTAGGCCGACACCGGTAAAACGATGTCGTCTCCATATACGCAAACTCGGGAGACTGAGCGAACGTACTCGGCAGCTGCTTTTGCCGCCGCGTAAAATATGAGAGATTCCAAGGGAAAAGTGAAGCCGTTCCCCATACTGGAGAACTTGCTCCACTCGACCCACTGGTCACCTATACGCCCAAGGCGTGAACGACACGAATCCATCACACTAAACCAACGAGGGGGAAGCAATTCCCTCACCAGTTCAGTGGCGATAGAGTCGCTTGCAGAACTAAGGTCAACAGTTGCATACTC